GTTCGTTAAATTCGTTACTGATAATCGCCCAGGCCAATTTCCGAACTTCTGCCGTTACGGCGTGACCCAGATCCTCGGGGTGCAGCAGCCGGCGCAAGAAATCGCTTTTCTCTTTCGAGCGGTGGCGTTCGTTCTCCAGTTGCGTGCCCAGGAAAACGATGTGCTCGCGCATGGTTTGGCGTTCTGTGTCTTGCATCACGCCACCTTATCCAGTCCGAGGTTCTTCCACATCTGCAGGCCGCGCTCATAAAACGCTTCGTCAGGCTCGTGCGCGTTACGGCGCTCGAGCTCGTCCTGGATCTCATCGGACAGATCCATGACGCTCACCATCAGCATCGGGCGCATCTTGTCCGGCGTGTTCTTGAAAATCAGCGTGTCCTTTAGCAGGTTCAGCACTTCTTCGTGGGTTAGTCGTTCCATGTTCTTCTTTCAGTTTTTGACATTAGGTTTAGGGCAGTTCTCTGGCGGCACAACGACGGCCCAGACCGCCTCGTAGGTGCGCGTGTGCTTGATCCAGCGGTCTATGTAGGCGTCTGGCATCTTGTTCAAGATCCGCGATAGGTGCGGCCTGTCCAGCTCGGTGCGGTGCGACAGCTGGCTGACCGTCATGCCGTCTTCCGCCAGGCGCAGGATGCTTCGCACTTGCGCGATGCGGTGGCCTCGCTTCATGCTTTGCTGTAGATGGTGAAGCGCCGCACGTCGGTGATCCGCTGCGCGTTGCTAGATTTGCTCAGGCCCGGAATATGGGCAATGTCGCGGCCAGCCTGGCGCTCGCGCTCGACGACCGCGGATTGCTTTTGCGAGAGCAGCGAGTATTGATTGAGGTTTTGCTCGACAAAGATGCTCGGGCGCTTGTTCTTGTACCAAAGGAAAGGCGATTCGGGGTGGCAGTTGCAGGTCATTTAATGGTTTCCATGATGAGATAAGGGGCTGCAAGCGCAGCGAAAACAGCGCCCCAGAATGCCATGTTCTGGCGCAGATCAGAGTCCAGCACTAGCGGGATTGCGATAAGCGCGCAGACGCACAGGATTAGGAGCGTGAAGACGAGGATCATTGCTGCCCCCTTGCGTGGATAGCGGCAAGGTTGGACGCGACGTTCCCCATCCGTTTGGAATACTCTTCCAGATTTCCCAGCGCCTCCAGCAGTTGCGCGTTCACGCTGTGCAGGCGGCGCAGTTCGGCGGCGGCATCTCGTTCAAGCGGCGACAGCGTTTCCAGCGCATCAGCCAGCCGCAGGGCGTCGGGTTGTTGGCGCTCGGCCAGCTTCTCGGCCTGCTCAATGGCGAGGCGCAGGGTGTCAATGGCATCGTTGTAAGTCATGACATCAGCGTGCGGAGCGGTATCGGCGACGGCGTACTGGTTGGTTTCCAGCGCCTCAAGCGCCTGCTTCATTGCGTCGAGGCTCATGTGTTCTTCTTTTGGCTTTTGGCTCATAGGCGCAGGCGTTTTCATACTCAACAACATCTTGCAATCGGTAGCGAATTAGCCCACCCAGCTTGAGATAGCGGCATCCTTGTTTAAGCGATCTGTCGCGCTCTAACGTGGCCTCGCTGATCTTCCAGCGAAAGGCGAGTTCTTCTTGCGTCATCAGTTGCTCTGGCGCAGTCATTGCGGCTTTTCCTTTTCATCAAATGTCATGTCGTCGGGGTGCGGAACATCGTCGTGAACTATCACGCCATGCTCATCGGCTGGCAGGAACCTGCCGCAGACCACGCAGTCATAGCCGGGGTCTGGCATGGTTACGTCAGCAACGTAGATCAAGATGGGTTCCTGCTTCTCGGCCTCTTCAATCGCTAGGCGCAGGGCGGTGATTGCGTCCATTCCTTGATTCACAAAGTCTTGGTCGCTCATCTCGTTGGTCAGGTCGATCAGCGCCTCGAGCGCCTGCTTCATTGCGTCGATGCTCATAGCAGTGCCTCCGGCATATCGCGTGGATACTTAGGGAACGGCCACTGCGTGTCTTTGAGCCGCGCGCGCAGCTCTTGCAGTTCGGCGTCTTGCTTCTGGAGCTTGGCGTAGGCTTCCTTGGCAAACTTCACCAAGTTCTCATGCTCCCACGACTCAAAGTACGGGCCGGTCATTTGATCAGTTCCTCCTTCAACTCTTTGATGCGCTCGCGCAGCTTGTCCATCTCCCCGCTCCAGTAAGAGCGAGCAGTGCGCTCGCCGGCTACCCAGCCAGCCATTGCGCCTTGCGTTGCCGCCTTGCGAACTAGGCGCACAACGTCATCGGTGGAGAGCATCCCGATGGAGTTCTGCGGAGGTGCCATCTCCGCGACGATCTTGTCGATCTCGGCGTTTAGCTTGTCGTGCATCATTTGTCCCTTTCTTTAAGCATGGCGTCTGAAAACTCGTAAGCCTTGTTCGCCAAAGCCGCCGCGTCTTTTACGAAGTGCGAATTTGTAGTGATGATTCCCTGCATCGCCTTGGCAGCGAAGTAGTCGCGCAGGGTCATGCCGTGCTCGTCTTCGCCTAGATCAAAGTGCATTGCAGGGAAAGCTGGCCCGCCGTTCACAGCCACCCCCCGACGATTGCCAGCAGAAGGCCAAAGAGAATCACGCCGCAAAGGCCGGTGATGACCTTGTCGGCCACAGTGAACTCGGCCGGCTTTTCGTAGATGCCGCCGCGAGCGTAGGGGCCGAAGGCCTCTTCTAGGGTGCGGGGGTGGCGTTTGGTGGTTTGCATTATTTGGTCTCCTGATTTAAGCGGGATATTGCGAGATGAACGCATCAACATCTGCGTGATTGACGCTGATGATGCGATGCGAATCGGTTCCAACATTCACCATCACATTGCCGTATCCGCTAGAGACGACGTTGTAACCAAGAGAGATCAGGTGATTGGCGGCGGCGGTTGCCTTGGCCTTGTCTGATTCGCGTTGAATGTGCTTCATAGTCGTTTGCTCCGTTTGCGTTGTTGACGGCCTGATTATCGGGCAATTGCAGAACTTGTCAACTCCCCTACAGTTCAGTCAACTATTACCCGTCTAGAATCAGATCCGGGCGTGGTTATCAGTTACCCGCGCCCCGCTGCGGTGTCTCCCCGCAGTTGCCATCCTTCGGGGCGGGGGTCACACCTCGCCCCTCTTTTTGACCGCCTAGTCATCAACAGCTTAGAATTTTATGCATGACTACAGCGGCGCAACAAGCAATTTCCGACATCAAGGGCAAAGCCGAATCGGCAGGGTTTCGCATGAGCGACGTCTGCCGGGTGGCGGAGATCGACCAGGCGCAGGTCAGCCGCTGGTCTAACGGCGTCACGGAGCCCCTCTACGGGTCCGTAAAGCGCTTAGAGCAGTCAGTCGATGCCCTCATAGCCGCGCGCCTTAAAACGCTCTCAGAGGCCGTCGATTCGGTGGCCTCCAAAGCGTGAGAGTTCTAGGCATTGACGTCGGCCTAAACGGCGCCATCGCGCTGATCGCGGACGGCAAGCTGCTGGAGGTTCACGATATGCCCACCGTGACGCTTGAGCGCAATAACAAAACTAAGCGCATGGTGAATGCGCAGGCTCTGTCCCTCATTATTCGCGGTGCTAAAGCAAACGCCGCCTACCTCGAGCGCCTTAACGCCATGCCAGGTCAAGGCGTCACGTCGATGTTCTCAATGGGCCAGAGCCTGGGTGTAGTCCTTGGGATACTGGCGGCCTGTGAAGTCCCAACCACGACGATCCCGCCGCGCACCTGGCAAAAGGCGCTGGACGTGCCCCAGGGAAAGGATGGGTCTCGCTATCGCGCCGCCCAGCTGTTCCCCGAGCACGCCGATATGTTCTCTCGCGTGAAGGATGACGGCCGCAGCGACGCCGTCCTGATCGCCGCCTACGGTGTAAAGCAATGACAAACGCAAACCATTGGGAAAGCCTGGAGCCGTTCCCGCATCTGGTGCTGGACGACTTCTTCGACGACGAGCTGGCGCACAAACTTGCCGGCGAATTCCCGCCTTACGACAGCAGCGCCTGGCATAGCTACGACAACGCCATCGAGGTGAAAAAGACGCTAAATAATTGGCACTTTTTTGCACCGAATTTGTATCAATTCTTTTCCGACATCAACTCGCCAGAGTGTTATCGGATCTTTGAGCGCCTCACGCACTGCAAGCTCTACCCCGATCACGGCCTTCATGGCGGCGGCTTGCACATCCACGGTGCCGGCGGCAAGCTCAACACGCATCTGGACTACAGCATCCACCCCAAGCTCGGCCTCGAGCGCCGGCTGAACTTGATCGTGTACCTAAATCCTGATTGGGATCAGACGTGGGGTGGCGCACTGGGCCTGTGGTCTGATGACGGCGGCAAGCCTGGCAAGCTGGTTAAGTCCATCGCGCCGATCTTTAACCGCGCCGTGATCTTCGACACCACGAATGCGTGGCATGGATTGCCCGAGCCGATCACCTGCCCGCCGGGGCAGTACCGCAAGTCTCTGGCGGTGTACTACCTATGCGAGCCCCGCGTGGGCGCGGTGGAGAGAAATCGCGCTCTGTTTGCGCCGACCGAGGAGCAGTCTGGCGACCGCGAGGTGCTGGATCTGATTGCGCGTCGGGCGCGTTAAGGCAAAATTAGACCCTTAAGAAGTTCCGGGTCTCTATTTGCTCTCCCAAGAATATCAAGAGTCACAGACTCAACAAGCATTGCTTCCTGATCTGGACCTGTCGGCTTG